CCACCGCCCCCTTGCGTGGCGACAATATAGTCCGTCCGTCCAGAAGGTCAAAGGAGAGTCAAGACTTACGGTAGAGCAACCCCCAACAATGGAGAGCAACGAGAATGGAAATCAAGGACCGAATCAAGAGTATGCGTCGGGTGAAAGCAAAAGACATCCGGCCAAACCCGCGGAATTGGCGGACACACCCCGAGGCGCAGCAGAACGCCCTTCGCGGGCTCCTGGCCGAGATCGGGATAGTGGACGTCCTCTACCAAAATTCAATCTTCAAGGCTCGCAACCTGGCCGAAGCTCCCTACTCGCGGGCATGGTATCCAGCGGAGGGAACGCCGCCAGGTCGGCCAGACAGGAACCCCAAATGATTCCAACCAACTTCGAAGAATCCAACCACGTTCTAGGGAAACCAACGGCCATGACCCATGAGGATTGTAGTTGTCTCTCTGTCTTCGTCGGTCCGTCGCCAACCGGAATACCTCTTGTCATTTCATGCTGGAAACTCACGGCAGAAGAACTTGAAGAAGTAAGCCGGACGGGCAGGGTTTGGCTCGGGATCGTGGGCCAAACCATGCCGCCGGCCTGGGTGCTCGGGACGAACCCGTTTTAGAACAAGGAGGGTTGCTTCGGTGGTCTCGGCGGATCCTCAACCCCGTTCAGTTCTCGCATCCTGGCGCCGTGAGCCAGGATGTCCGCAAACCCCGGCAAGGGGCCGTCGGACACTTGAACCTTCTCGGGGCGGCCGGAAGCGCGGAGGTGGTCCGCGGAGAATCGCGGGAAGTTTCGGGTCGTCAGGGGGGCAAACCGGAAGCCGGCGGCGAGTGCCGCCTCGTACCTGGCAAAGGCGTCGGGGCACTTCGGCCGGCAATGGAGGATGATGTGACAACGGTAACAAAGCGCGTACTGGTCAATATTGTCGCCAAATGGCTCGGAGTAGTCTTCGGCGTGCGCCTCGATCACCCCCTCCGTTTGCCCACAAACTTGACACTTGACCGGACGGGTCCGGCGGCCGGCGTCGTACTCCTTCCGCAACCAAACGCCGGACTTCGCTCGCAAGCTCGGGGAGAATCCGTTGTACGGGTTCACGGTTACTTTCCCTTCTTCGGCGGGCGTCCTACCGCCCTGGGTTTCTTGGCAAACCTCTTGAGGTCCGCCTCGGAGATTGCCCAATTGCGGCCAATCTTCACGCCTAGCCGGCCGGCTTCGCAGAACTGGCGGACGCGGCGCTCATCGAGACCTAGCTTTTCAGCGGCCTCGGCGGTCGTAAAGTATTTTGCTCTTGTCATGTTCATAATACTACCGCTATCGGCCGGCAAAGTCAAGGGGGCTCAGGCGTCCTCTGTGGGCTCCTGGCCGTCGGTGGGGAATAGGTCCAATTGTCCAGCGCAGCAATCCAGGCCGGCAAAGAGGGGCGTCTGGACTAGCTTCTCGGGCGGCTCGGGCTCCTGGGGCGCCAGCGGCTCGGGGTGGTTGTCCAGGCGGAAGGGCGTCGGTACCTCTTCCGCGAACGGGCAAGCGGACTCGTGGCACTCGGGCGTCAGTTGTCCAGGGTGCTCGCAACAGCCGTCGGTGCCCTGGTGGGGACAATCGTGTCGCCAGGTGGGGAGAATGTTCAACTCCTTCATTGGTCTACTTTCCGCTCTTGAGTGTGTTGAGAACCTCGGTCCAGGTGTCGCCGGATGCCAGCTCAAGGGAGCAAAACCCTCCCAAGTGCTCTACCGACACGGAGCACCGTCGCCCATAGCTTTTGCGTTTCAACGCCTTCTCCAGTTCACGGGCCTCCGCCAGGGCGTCACGGCACTCAACAAAAGCCTCGTACTCGGTGGCGGCCTTTTCCAACGCGGCCAGGGAGGTCGGATCCGCGTCAACGTCAAGGACAAAACGGGCGGCCTTTCCCAGCGAGTCGGCTACCCCCTTCAGGACGTGCAAACTACACAGCTTCACCAGTCTCGTCGTCGTGGGCTCCAACGCCTTGAGCTCCTGTCGAGCCTCGGCCTGTTCGGGGGCCTTCGCGTCGTTCGGTCGGAACGTGGTCCACACCTGGCGGCCGGGGTTCTGTTTCTTCGCCAGGCGTTCAACTCGTTGTCGGATAGTCGCCATCGCACTCCTCCAGGGTTAAAGGTCAAGGGCCAATCCCGTCGGGCTCCACTCCGTTGGAGCCGTCAGGGGCGGGCCGTCAACCTAGCTAACCGTCGCAACGCCGGCAATCCGGCAAGCCGCGTCAAAGGCTCGGGCCTTCATGTCGCGGCCAGGGCCGGCCAGGGTCACGTTGAATCGCGTCTCGGCCTTTTGCCGGGGCGTGGCGCCTCGCCGGGGGAGGTGGTCAATATGCTCGGTGACCGCGTTGAACGCCGCCCATGCGGATCCTGCAATGCCGGGGAGTCGCTGGCGGTCGTTGTGGTAGCAATCCGTTATGGCGGAGCGGGTCTCGGAGATCCTCTTCGCTCGCATTTCGGTGTAGTCTGGATCCTCCTTCGGGATCCGCGGGCACATCACGTCCAAGTACGTCGCCCACTCGTCGGTGGTCATTTTCTTCGCGGCCAGGTCACGGGCCGTGCTGGAGTGCTCATCGAACCGGGTGTTCGCCATGGAAAGGATCCCGCGGGCCTCTTCGAGCTTGCCGTCGATCCGGCCGGTGTGGCGGATAGTCAGGTCGCGGACGGTCCCCTCCTGCAAGGCAATCGCGTAGGTGTTCGCACAAACAACCCTCACGTTGCACGGTCCGAACTTTATGGCGCCCGTCCCGTCGTGGGTCAGGCTCATCAGAATATACCGTTTCAGGGCGTCGTCGTCGGTAACGTAGTCCACTTCGGGCAATCTCGCCAGGAGCACCACCCGCCGGCCGCCGGCCAGGGAGAAGGCGGATTCGTATTCCATTTGTCCCTCTTCGACCAGGGCGTCAACAAACTGGAACGCCTCGGTATTCTGGACCACGGTGTACCGCTCGGACACCAGGCCGAGGAACAGGTTATTGTCACCGCGGACGTTCACCTTCACGGTCGGGTACTCTTCCCACAACAGGGTTTCGGTGGGGCCGTCGGGCGTTTCAATCGTCCGCGGGGTGCCGATTGCCATGGGGCGTTGCACCACCTCCCAATTCAACTGAGCGGCCGTCAGGGCTTCCTGACTGGACATCGCGTGGTCAAGGACGGTTCCAAGGCCATGCCAGGCGGGAGTCAAGGCAAAGGCGGCTTCGGCGGTTCCGTCGGCTCGTTCTGTAATCTCGTGGCTCATAGCAATTCTCCTCAAATAAAAGTGGTTAGGAAATTCGTCGCATTCGTTGTCGGTAGGGGGAAGGGTTCGCCCGCAAATAGCCGGCGGCCTCTTCGCGGGAAGGGAATCGGTGGTCAAGATCCAGCCACCCGAAATAGTCGTGTCGGAACTCCACTAGCCAGACTTGCGGCTCGCGGGGCGGATCGGCAAAAAGGGTCAACTGGATCATGGGTATCACTCCGCAACAGCGGTCAGGTCCTCAAGGGAAACGGTCAGCAGCTCGGCCGCCTGCCAATCCAGGGCGCCGTAGTAGCACGGGCGGTCAACGCGGGTCAGGGCAACGTGGCGGCCGTCGGGGGCGTACACCTTGACCAGGCCGGTCTTGTGACCGCGGTCGCAGAACTCCAGGCAGGCCAGCCAAACGGAATCATTCAGGGAGCGGCCTTCGCGGGGCTCACCGTCGCCAAACATTTCAAGGGAGGCTCCTCCGTCGGGTCTCGGGGTAAAGGGGACGCCGGCGTCGGGGGCAACTACCGCCAGGTAGTCAGAGGCAAAATGCCCACCGTACAAGCAAATCTCGCCAACAATGGTTTTCGCGGGGGTGGTCACGGGGAGGCTCCTTTACTGTTGCATTTCCCAAGTTCGGTAGGCACGGAAACCAGCGGGGCGCCGGCTGGCCGGGTAGCGGCGGACGCCGGGAAGCGGTTTCCAAACATTGCCGGCGGTATCCAGGCGGATTACGGTACCGCCATCGTCGGCATATTCGCGGTAAGGGTGCCCACCGTGCGGACCGTGGAAGCGGCCTTCCTTGCCGGTGGTCCAGTAGTGAACCCCGTTCACCTTCACGCAATCGTCGGTAGTAGTTCCAAGTACGGTCATGGTCGCGGCCTTTCGTGTTGTGGTGTTTGTTTCCCTCATGCCCTTATTGTACCGCTATCGGAACAGTTTGCAAGCGGCATTCGCCTTGACCCTGGAATTATTTTTAGGGTGGCGTCCGAACTCGGGAGTCGGTCTCGACTTCGGACAGAAAAAAAACTTTTCCGGCATCGGTATGATTTCGGGGTGGACACTTGCGAAAATAATAACGCCGGCCGAACTCGTTTGTCGGTACCGAGTTCGGAGCCACATCGCGGACAAGCCCCTGACGGGTGGTGTCGTTCGGTTCACGGCTTACACCTTAGCGAGAGTGGGATCGTGGATAATCAAGGCCAGTTTGTCACGCAAGTCATCTCTGAGGATCTCAATGTGGAGGGTGCCCTTCTTGTACCATTTCAACCGGAAGTAAGGCGTCTCGGCCGTCCACTCTTTTCGGCTGATTGCCTCGCGGATTTTGGTTGCGGAGTCGCTGGGGTACTGGACCACGCCGCGGCCATCCAACAGGGAGAACAGGTTGTCCAGGTCGCGGAGACGGTCAGCGGTCGCGTACCCAAGGAATACGCCAAACTGAGTGTCAATTGCAAAGTCACGGATAATCTTCTTTGGCACTCCGAGTTGTTTGTTATGCTCGTTCGTGCGATAAGACCTGTTGTAGTAGGAGTGGGGTCGGAGCCAATCGTAAACATCGCGTGCGGCCTCTTGAACAATCGTCGCGGCGGAGTTCCTTACGTTCTCCAGTACCGCGACGGCGTTCTCGACGGTGAGAGGCGGGGCCTTGCCGGCCTCAATCATCTCTTCCGTTTCCTCCCGACGTTTTCGAGAGGCAAACTGATTCAGGCCGGTCTGTTGAAGGAGGTACCGCCACCCCTTCTTCTCGACCTCAGCGGCCTCGTGGTCACCGCTCCAACCGTGGGGCGTCACGGTGTTGTAGCCACCGAGGGCGGCCTCAAGGATCTCCTCGGCCTCGCCCAACAGGCGGCCGGCCTCGGCGGTCCTCTCCTTTGCGTCAGTGACCGCTCGGACAATTGCCTCAATGGTCTGGTGGGGGATCATATCTGCCATAACTCAATCCTCCTCGGGGAGCATTACGGTCAAAACGGGCTCGGCGTCGTCGCCAGGGCCGCAAACGATCTTCAACTCGTGGTATCGCCGGCGGCCGGTACCGGTGATGATCACCTTGAACCACCTGGTCGTTTCGGTGGATCGGTGGGCACACGTTTTCGACATCCACAGAATGTCATGCCAAACGCCGGCAAAGTCGTTCAAGTATTTCTCATTGTCAACGGCCTTCTCGATCAGAGCGAACACCGCGGCCGTCATGGCTATCGGGTAACGGAAGTGCTGGCGGGACACGTCGGCCAGGGGGCCTTGCATCGCGTCAACCAGAAACCCGTCCTCAATGGCATCCTGGCGAGTGTAGGCATATATCACTTCGCCAAAAATGTCGTCAACGGGCTCCGCGTCGGCAGGGAACAATTCAAGCTGGGTCATGGGTCAAACTCCTCAAAAGGGGCAACGGTCCGCGGCGGAGGGCCGGGGACGCCGGGAAAGTATCTCTATCGCCTGGCGGTAGGTTTCACTCGCTGGGGGCAACAGGTCTTGAGGCTCACAGAGAACCTCGTAAAGGGCGGCGGCCGGATCCCCATAGGCGTTCAACTCGGGGAACTCGTAAGTCATGCTCGCGGCCAGGCCGTCAAAACAAGGTATTTCGGAATGGTCGCCGGTGGTAAAGGCTTTGCGGTAAACCGCCTTGAAGTGCATACCATAGCCGGACCGCTCAAACGCCTCAGCGCGGAGGGTCCATTTTCGCTCACGGGCATACAGCTCATTCTCGCGGAGCTCGCAGTACAAGCATCGGACGTCGGTCCAATCCAGGCCGGCCTCGCGTGCTTCGTGTTTCAGCTCGTTTGTATTCATGTTGTTTCCTTTACTGTCTATATTCTACCGCTATCGGTATATTTTGCAATAGGGAATCGGGTAAAATTCCAAAAGTATTTTCAGGTCGCAACCGAACTCGGTACCGACCCCCGACTTCGGACGAAAAAAAACTTTTTGAAATTCAGCGAATTGCATGGTTGACCAGGCTCAATTAAAGGCCGCCGAAAAAAAACTCGACCAACAGCTTCGGAAGATCCGCAAGCTGACGGGTTCGGACTCCGAACGTGATCGAGACGCGGCACGCAAGCGACGGCTCCGAGCGGCCGGCCGAGAGGTCATTATCCCTCCGGTCGCGGATCCAGAGCGACGGGCTCGCCTCGAAGCAAACGATGAGGAGTGGCTCGCATACTACTGCGGCGACTTGTTCTGGTATGACTTCACCGGCCAGCAACGAGCAATGATCGAGGCAATTCGCCACGCTATTCGATACGGCGGTGACCAGTCACTCGCGGCCAGCCGCGGGGAGGGCAAGACCAAACTCTTCGAGCGCATGCTCCTCAAACATTCGTTGTCCGGCGAAGTGACGTTCGCGGTGCTGTTCGCGGCGACCGGATCCGCGGCTCAGGATTCTCTTCAATCTATCCGCGACACAATTGAAACCAATGACAAACTGTACGACGATTACCCCGAGGTGTGCGTCCCCGTGCGAGCTCTGGAGAACACTCCGAACCGCGCTCACTACCAGACCGTCACCGGCAAGCGGATCGACAACGGCAAGCCGTATGAGCAAGTGCCGAGCCGATTCGCGTGGTGCGGCCATGAGATCGTTTTCCCGCGGGTCCCCGGTTCACCGTCCAAGGGGGCGATCATCGCAACGAGGGGCCTAGACGCGGCGGTAAGGGGTCTGAACAAGAACTCGCGGCGGGTCCAGGTGGCCGGCATTGACGACCCCGACACGGAGGAGACGGTCCGGTCCGAGGATCAGGCTCACAAGCTGGAGGAGCGGATCGACCGCGCTATCGCTGGCCTCGGCGGACAACAGCGGTCGGTGGCTCGCGTGATGCTCTCGACTATCCAGCGGCGGGAGTGCGTCTCCGCCTGGTATACCGACCCGAGCAAGAAACCCTCGTGGAAGGGCAAGCGGTTTCGGTTCCTACTAAAGAAGCCGGACCGTGAGGATCTATGGGATGAGTACGTACAACTCCGCCAACTCAACCACCAGACAACAGACGAAGAGGGGAACTTCACGGACCCGAACGCTCGCGGCGCTCACAATTTCTACTTGGAAAACCGGGAGGCGATGGACGCCGGGGCGGAGGTGGCGAATCCGCATAGGTTTGACGCTCAAGAATTGCCGGACGGATCTCAGCTCGAAGTCTCTGCCCTGCAACGGTATTACAACGAAGTGGCTAGGATCGGACCGGAAGCCGTGGCGTCCGAGTACGACAATGATCCGCCGGAAGAGACGGGGCCGATTGAGTCTGGTATCACGGCTCACCGGATCCAGCGGCAAGTCAACGGCTACCCGAGGCGAGTTGTGCCTCCTGGTTGCACGGTGGTCACCCAAGGGATCGACGTCCGAAAGATCGCGCTCCACTACGTCGTGAGGGCGTGGCGGCCGGGAGCCACCGGGTTCACCATTCATTACGACGTCCAAGAGGTACGCGGAACAATACGCGGATCCGACGAAGGCGTCGAGCACGCGATTATCAGGGCGTTAGAGGAGCGAAAGAGCGACCTGGAGAGTAACCCCTACACCACCGAGGACGGCGAGATCGTTCCAGTGGTCTCCACCCTCGTTGACGCCGGATGGAAAACGCCGGCGATATACCACTTCTGCAAGCTGGCCGGCAAGGGCTGGTGGCCGGCGATGGGGTTCGGCAAAAGCAACGGATGCGTTAAGGCGGCGTTCAATATGCCGAGCAAGGATAGCGCGACGCGGCGGAGCGGCCAGGACTGGTTTCTCACGTACCAACGGGAGCCGAAAGTCTGGTTAGTCGCGTGCAATGCGGACGGGTGGAAATCGTGGGAGCACGCTAGATGGTTGACGGATCCGTCGCAACCTGGATCCATGACGCTCTGGGGAAAGACGTCCGGCGGCAAGCGATTGTCGGATGATGAACAAAAACACTTCGCCTACTCCAAACACCTCACGGCGGAGGTGGAGGTCGAGGAGGTGGTGAAGGGTATCCTTCAACGCTCGTGGAAGAGCAAGAGCGACAACAACCATTACCTCGATGCGTCGTATCTCTGCGACGTGGCGGCAAACATGGCGGGGATCCGGTTACTCGGGGGAACGGGGCGGACAGCGGTCAAGGCAGACTCTAGGCCGAGTTTGGCGGACCTAGCAAAGGGTAGGACGTGAGCATGAGCAAAAGTCACTTCACAGAACGCCCGTCTCTCGCGGAGATTGCCGGGGAGGCCAGCAAGCGGCGTCGGTGTCCGAAATGTAAGAAACGAGCGTGGGGAGTCACCTCGGTTTGGACGAACGCGGACGGCAGCCGGCGACGGTCCTTTCATTGCCGGGCGTGTGGGTACACCGACAACTCGACCGAGCGGTACGACTCCGACATTGCCAGTGGTGGCAAAAATGAACCGGATCCGCCACTTTCGCTTGACCCTCCCGTACTGGAAATGGACACTACTGAATAGACTTCTACTAGGTCAACGGGGAGTAGCTACCCCACACAAGAGGCCGTTCGGGGCCGAACACCCGAGCGGTCTTTTTTTATGGCTGAGACGATTCAAGAGAAGATCGACGAAATCGCCAGGAGCGGCGTCAAGGAAGCTACCGTCGACGGCGCCACGACCAAGCGATTCACGCCGGCCGAGCTAGCGGAGGCGGACCAAGCCACCGCGACGAATACCGCGATGGGCAAGAACCACCTCGGTCTACGGTTCCGCAAACTGAAACCACCGGGGGGCGGGCTGTGAATTGGCTACAGAAATTCGCCTCTCGTGTTTTCCGGTTGCCACCTCCTCAGCGGAGTGTCACAACCGCTCAAGGCCCCGTGAGGGTGAGGGCACGATACGACGCCGCTCAAGATGGGACCGGCAACGAAGCTCACTGGGCGGCGGCTGACGCCCTGGACGCTGACGCGGCGAACTCGCTGACCGTCCGCAAAAACCTACGGGAGCGGTCGCGGTACGAGCGAGAGAACAACGGTTACTCGAAAGGATCCTACCGCACTCACGCAAACTACGTTGTCGGATCCGGCCCGAAGCTCCGAATGGAGACGAAATCGGAAGGCTTCAACAAAATGGTTGAAGCGGCCTGGTCGCGGTGGTGCAAGGCGGTGTCGTTCCGCCGAAAACTCCGCGTGATGCACCTGGCGAAGTGCGGCGACGGCGAATCCTTTGCAAGGCTAGTGAACAACCCACACCTACGCGACCCCGTTCAACTCGACATTTCCACTTTTGAGTGTGACCAGTGTTCATCGCCTTCCTTGTCCTACGGTGTCGAGAACCACATCGACGGGATTAAGTTCGATAATTTCGGCAATCCGGTTTCCTACGACGTATTGAAGCGTCACCCTGGCGGATTGTGGGGCTGGGGGTCCGGTTCTGAGGTCGATGAAGTTTCGGCCGGGAGTATTCTTCACTGGTTTCTCTTGGAGCGGGCGCAGCAACACCGCGGCGTACCCGACAACTCCTCGACTCTCAGCTTGACGGCGACGTCCAGACGGTTCCGCGAAGCAACGGTATCGGCGGCCGAGACAGCGGCGTCGTTTGGTATGGCACTTGAAACCACAGCAGCGTCATGCGTGGAAGCGGACGAGATTCGGCCGCTCACCGAATTGGAGGTGGATCACAACATGGCGGTGGCGATGCCTATGGGATGGCACGCGAATCAGCTCAAATCGGAGCATCCTTCCACTACTTACGGCGACTTCACACGGCAAACCGTCAACGAACAATCGCGGCCGTTGTCGATGCCTCGCAATGTGGCGATGTGCGACAGCTCTGACTACAACTTCTCTTCCGGCCAGCTCGATCACCACACCTATTTCGCAGCTTGCGACAACGAACGCCTCGACGCCGATGAGCTAGTTGTTGAGCCCACCTTTGAAGCCTGGTGGAAGGAGGCACGCGACGTCTACGGGTGGGTCTACGATGCGGCGGAGGTGCCTCCTCATTCATTCGGCTGGCCGGCCTACCCAAAGATTGATCCAGAGAAGACGGCGAAGGGTCGATCCGTCTCCCTCTCCGATGGAGAGACCACCCTCAGCCGATTGCACGCCGAGGACGGCAAGGACTTCGAGGAGGAGCTGGTTGTCATGGCTCGTGACTACGGCGTCGAGCCGGATGAGATGCGGAAGATACTCCGCGAAAAGATATTCGCCAACGCTAAGCCGGCGGAAGTCGAAGAGGAAGCGGAAGTCGAAGAGGAACCGGACGGTGACGGAAGGAAGCTCCAAAACAGGTTTCGGAGAAACGGTCATGCAAAAGTATAGCTCGATCAAAGCCAGCTTGAAGGATCTCCCCGACAGTATCGTCATTGCAGCCGAGGAGTTGACGATTGCCGCGGCGGCGGGCGAGAGCGAAGGGGACCGGGCTCGCCGGATGGATATTCGGGCCTATAACGGCGGGTTTCTCCGCGTCGAGAAATATCCATACCCCGTCGTCTGCGACATCAAGGGGATGCGCGTCCGCCGCACCAAACTCCCCGTTGACCGTGAACACGATCCCGACCGCCTGGTAGGTCACATTCACACAATCGACAAGAGCTCGGGCGAATACATAAACGCGGTTGCATTTGCCTCCGTACCGGGGGCGGACCGGGAGCAAATGCTCGCAGCCTATGACAACGACTATCCATGGGAGGCATCCATCGAGGTTCGCCCGACGTCCCCTCCCAAGCTAATCCCCGAGGGGAAAACGATTCAAGTCAACGGCCGGGAACACACCGGCCCGTTCATCCTAGCCAAGACCAGCGAGCTTTATCGCATTTCAATTGTCGGACAAGGCGGCGACGACGAAGGCGCGACCGTGCGAATCGCGGCGTCTGCCCAAACCCAAAACCACGATTCAGGAGGTTTACCCATGGACTTCACGGAATGGCTCAAGAAGATGCACCTCGACCCCGAGACGCTGACCGACCAGCAAACGGCCGCTCTCAAGGCGAAGTTCGACGCCGAGGTCAAGGATGGCCCGCCGCCGATCAAAGGCAAGGCCGGCAACGGCGACAGCGATCCGCCGATAGTCAAGGAGATCCCCGAATTTGACCCGGTGGAGATCCAGGCGGCCTACACTCACCACGTCGCGGTGATCGAAGCGGAGGCAGCCGGCTACGACTCCAGCAAGGTCGAGAAGCTGGCGGAGATCAAGGCGAAGGCGTTGGAGGGCAGCCTCGCAACCTACCGCCAGGCCGTCTCAGAGAAATGGCCGACGATCAAGCTCGAAGCCGAGACGATCAAGGCGCAAGCGGACTTCCGCGTCGAGTTGGTTCGCGCCGAGCGTCCGACCGCTCCGCCGATCCACTCCAGCAGCAAAGACCTCAAGGCCGACGTGCTTGAAGCGGCCCTGTCAATCTCGGCCGGTCTGCCGGATTACGAGAAGGCGTATTCCGACAAGACCCTGGAGGAAGCCGACAAGCATTACCGAAGCCTCGGGCTCCAAGAGGCAATGCTCATTTGCGCCCGAGCCAACGGCTACAGCGGTCGCGGGAGTTTCCGGTCGGGATTGCGTGAGATCTTCGAGTACGCCTTCCCGATTCGCGGTGCGTTCACCGCGGTCAGTCTGCCGGGAGTGTTGGGCGCCGCGGCCAATAAATTCATCCTCGCCGGGTTCAACCACGTCGACGACACATGGCGGCAGATCTCCGCGGTGAAGCCGGCGACGGACTTCAAAGCCATGACCCGCTACCGCCTCACCGATGGGCTCGAATACGAGGAGGTCGGTGCATCGGGCGAAATCAAGCACGGTTCCCTGGGGGAAGAGAACTACACGAACCAGGCCAAAACCTACGCAAAGATGCTCGGTCTGACTCGCGTGAACATCATCAACGACGACCTGGGGGCGTTCGACACGATTCGCCAGCGGTTAGGCCGCGGGGCCGCGTTGAAGCTGAATACGGTCTTTTGGACCGCGTTCCTCGACAATGCCTCGTTCTTCACCGATGCGCGTGGCAACTACATGGAAGGCGCCGGAACGACGCTCCAAAGTTCGCAGCTCACGGCGGCCGTGTTGCTGTTCCGCAAACTCAAAACGCCGGCGGTTCAAGGGCAAGAGGGACACGTCCTCGGAGTCAAGCCAAAGAACCTCCTGGTACCGCCCGAGTTGGAGGTGACGGCCGACGAGTTGTACGAATCGACCAATATGGTAGGCGGATCTACCAAGTCGACCGCGAAGAACACTCACGCCGGCAAATACAAGCCGATTGTGACGCCCTACTTGTCGGACGATTCAATCACGAACTACTCGACGACGGGCTGGTACCTGTTGGGTGACAAGGATGATCTACCGGTGATGGAGGTGGTGTTCCTCAACAACCAACAGACCCCCATCGTGGAATCGGCGGAGGCGAACTTCAACGTTCTCGGCGTTGAGTTCCGCGGGTACCACGACTTTGGGGCAGCCAAGGCCGAATACAACGGCGGTGTGAAATCTAAAGGAGCTGCGTAGCTCTGGCTCGACCCGGCGGGTGGCCTGCCCCTGCCCGCCGGGTTCCTTTCAGCAGGGCAGAACCTAGTAGAACCAACGAACCAAACAGTTTGACAAACCAAACAGGAGGCCAGTCATGGCTCAAACACAAACACCCTCGCAACTGGCCGAAGACGAAGGCCGGTACATTCCGCACACCCCGTCAAGTGCCGTCTATGGCGGCGACGTGGTTGTCGTGGGCACGATGCCTCTCATCGCTCCCGTTGACATCGCGGCCAATGCCCTCGGGGCTCTCGACTCCGGCGGTATTTGGAAGGTTCCGAACACCGACGGCGAGAGCGGTTCCGAAGGGGACGCAATCTATTGGGACGAAAACGGCTCGCCCGAAGTGGGCACGGCGTCAACCGGATCCGCCACCGCGACGGCCAGCGGCAACAACCTCATGGGGTTTGCCGTCGCGGACTGGTCTGCGACCGATCGGTTCATCCACGTCAAAATGACGTGTGCCGAGCGGACCGCGACCATTGCCGGCAGCGTGACAGCCGACGACATCACCGGTTCGGACTCCAGCCTCGGCATCGCCGGTAAGGCGGGTGCGACCGGTAACGGTGGCGCCATCGCGGTCACCGGTGGTGCTGGCGACACTGGCAACGGCGGGGCCGTGTCGGTCACGGGTGGTGCCGGATCGACTGGTCTCGGCGGGGCCGTGAGCATGGTCGGTGGTGCTGGCAACGGTGCCAACGCCGGCGGAGCGGCGAGCGTGACCGGTGGAGCCGGTGGAGCCGCGGGGGCTGGCGGGGCCGTGTCAGTGGCCGGTGGTGTGCCGGCGAGCGGCAACGCGGCCGGCGGAGCGGCGAGCGTAGCCGGCGGAGCGGGCTCGGGTACCGGGGCCGGTGGTGCGACCACCCTGGTCGGCGGTGCATCGGGATCCGGTGCGACCGGTAACGGTGGAGCAATCTCCGCGACGGGCGGGGCGGCTTCCTCGACCAACGGGGCCGGCGGTGCGGCATCAATGGTCGGTGGTGCTGGTGCTGGTACCGGGGCCGGCGGTGCGGTGGCTATCACCGGTGGAGCGTCAGGCGCAGGAGCCACCGGAAACGGTGGAGCCGTCAATATCACAGGTGGAGCGGCCAGCTCGACCAACGGCAACGGCGGTGACATCAAGCTGACGCCGGGTGCCCTGGCCGGTACCGGGCGAGCCGGAAAGGTTCACCTCGACGGGTTCTGTGCTCTCATGACCGCACAGACCATCGACATGAGCGACGCGCAGGTCGCGTTGACCGCGGTGACTCTCACCGGCAACTGGCTCCTGGTGGATCCGAACTCCTCGGGCGCCTCGGAGAATCTGTTGTTGCCACCGGAAGCTGACATGGCTGACGTCATGCTCATTATCAAAAACACGGGAGGCGAGCACATCGCCTTACAAAACGACGCCGGCGGTGCAATCGGCACAATCGAGGATGCCGAGGCGGCCCTGGTGCATTGCGACGGTACCACCTGGACAATCATCCAGTTTACCGAAACGACGTAAGTCTGTTTTTCTCCTTCCTCCGCCCCCGGTCTGATACTCGCCGGGGGCGGAGGGGCCTCGGGGCTCAGGGTGCGAGATGGGAAACATTTTCCAAGACGGCGCCAACGCCTTGCTCGACGACTTCGCGGAGTCGGCAAGCGTTCGCGTGAAGTACACGCAAGGCACGGCCGTATGTCAGTGGTCCGCCACCCTCGGCCGGCATGAGTATCAGACCGAGGATGAAATGGGCATTATGGTCACGCGCTGGACCGACCTGGACTTCCACGGTCGAGCGAGCGACCTGATTATCGGAGGCGACCCGGTTATCCCCGCACCTGGCGACACAATCGAGTTATTTCGAGGGCGGGA